CGGGCAAATGCACCTACCAAGGAACCCCTTCCGGTTGAATCAAAGAAGAAGTTTTCCGGAACAATTTTTCGCTGTTCACACTGGGTTTTCACGTAGTTGACGATCTGGTCCTCCGGCAGATCCGTTTCGTTGACGCTTACCGGGACGACCATGGTTTCAATCAAGGCGATGATGGAGGTTCCGTTTACGTCATCGCCGAACCGAAGCTCCCCGAAGACGCAACGGTCCCCGCCGGTGGCTCCGTAAGCCGCGTCCATGAATCCGATTCTGGTCTGGTTGCTGTTCTTCCAAATCGGCTCCTCCATCGCCCCGAACTTAAGACACATGGCCCGGGTGATGACGCGCCGAAGGCCCTGCCCCCGGGGCATCCGGCCTTCGTTCATCATCGTGTACTGAAGCGAATCCTTCCCGTAGAACTTGATGTCGGCGGCGATGGCCTCCCGGGTAATCAGGAACGGATAGGGCGGTGGTTCCCCTTCCGGAACGTCCATGTTCGGACAATCGCTGCCGGTGAGTTGAAGGCAGACGCCCCGGTCAAATCGTGTTGGCCAAAACTTTGTCTTTGGCGTCTGATCGATGCCGCCATCCCAACCGCCAAGCTCGGCGGAAGGCTCGCAGACGATGCCAAGGGCGTCTGTAGTCTCCTTCGGATTGCCGAGCACGACGCACTTGAAATCCGAGTTTTTGTTGAGGTTTGAAATCGCGTCTACGTAGGCCCGTGGCATCAGGTGCCCTTCATCGGCAATCAGCCGGACGCGCTTGTTTTTTATGCCGACGTAGGAGGACAGGCCAACGTAGGAGCCGCCCTTTTTGCAGGGCACCCCGCAGAGACCATTCCTGAAATCCCGTCCGTCCTCCGCGTCCCACTTGGAGTCGGTGACGATGCGCTGCCGGGATTCAATGAGGTTTCCCGGAATGAAATCGAACCGGCTCTGGGCGACGCGGTGAAACTTTTTGATCTCCCCCCACACGCGCATTTCCAGCATCTCCCGCTCCGTGGAGGAAACAAGGATCGTGGTGGACGTGGGGAAGCAGTAATAATCGGTCAACGAATGGATGGCGGCGGCTGCCGTCTTTCCTGAGCTGGCCGGACCAATCTCCCCGATGATCCGATAGTCCAGATAGCATTCCAGTTGCAGTTCGCTCCACTTTTGCCAGACGTACTCCGGCCAGACCAGTTGGATGAACCGTTTGAAATGGAACTTGAGGCCGTTTCCGGCCATGCCTCCGTTCTGCTTCTTCCACTGACCGCCCCGGACGATCATCTCCATCTCTATGAGGACGGGATGAATGAGCGGTTCAAACCGGAGACCGTAGAGTTCCAGTTTTGGGAGATTGTTTCTTCCGGCCATTGGGATTGACGATAGACGGCTATCTGTTCAAGTTCAACACCGTGAGCTTACCTGTCCCGCCGAGCAAGTTCCGATTCAACGACGCGGAGACGTACATGTACCGGGGAAACATCCGGATTGAAAACACCCGGCTCTACCAATTCCTTTCCTCCAACTCGGTGGGGTTCGCCACGGCAGAAAACGTAACCGGCGTTACGTTCCTAAAAGGACAAGTAATCGGACGGTCGGTGACGCTGGATAAGGGGTACGTGCTGGCGGACAACAGCGCGGTGGCATCCCAAGCCATCGGTCTGTGTGCCGATGGGGCCAAGAACGGAGCTGGCACCATCATCCAAATGGTGGGAGTGTTCGTTCTGGCAGACTGGACGCCCGTCATCGGGGCGGCGACGCTGGCGGCCCGAACGGTCTATTACCTTTCGGCCACGCCGGGAATGTTGACCGCCGTGGTTCCGGTTGGTCCGGCAATTATTCAGAAGGTTGGCCGGTCGCTGTCACCGTCTGTGCTGAGTTTGAACTTGGATATTCTCTGATATGGCCGCCCCGAACGGAAATCTTACCCGGATAGTCGATGGTCAACTGGACTGGTCGGCAGGTATTGATTCCGGTCGTGTGCAGACGATGGCTTCGGATGGAAATCCAAATGGGTTGCAGAAAAATCAACTCGCTTGGCTGACCAATGGGACAGTCCGAAACGGCGGAGTATCTCCCCGGGCCGGATGGATCGGCAGGGTGAAAGATTATCCGTGGGCCGGAATCTTTCAAGGCGGGTTCATGTATCAGCCGAAGACCGGGAATCCCTACGCCGTGCTGTCCATCGGCGGGAGGATTTACCGGGTGAGAACGGACACGGATTTCTCCGTGGAAGACCTATCGGCAACTTTCAACATTGTAAACCCAGCGGATCAACCGCAGGCGTTCTTTATTCAAGGCGAGGAATTCCTGATTATTCAGGCCGGGGATCTGGTCACGTTGCCGTTGTTCTGGGATGGGACGACGTTGCGTCGAAGCGTCGGGTTCATCGGGGCAATACCGGCAGGCACCACCCCGATCATCACCAATTTTTCGGTCACCATCATGAATCTTGATTTCATCGAGGTGGGCTACACTTATCCGGCGGGAACCGTTTTCAACGTCAACCAGAACGCAGACAAAAAGCCACCCGTTCTACCGCCCGTAAATGTGGCGTTCACGCTTCAAAATGCCTTTATCGTTCCGGCCATCGGCGTGTCGGCAACCGTGTTCGTCACCGCCATGTATACTCCGAATTATCCGGACGTGCCTTTGCGAGCGTTCAACGCTGACCATCCCGTTTTTGACAGTCAGGGCACGCTGAACCTTCATCGCTCTGAATTCCTTGCCGCCTATCCCGGCGGAGTCCCGTCGACGCAGCATCCGGTTGCCACCTATCGAATGGCTGTCACAGCGAAGCAGACGCAGAGCACGGGTGGTGCCCCGACCGCCGCCGTCTCCGAGCAGTCCGAACTTCTGCCCTCCGGGCCGATGGATTATTACATGGGCCGGATCTGGTACGCCTTCGGTCGGCAGTACGCCGCCGGGGACATCGTTGGCAGCCACGATTCCGGCACCGGCATCTACAACTTCCGGGACTCCATTCTTAAGAACACAGAGAACCCGGTGTCGCTGGCGGGAGATGCCTTCATTGTTCCAACGCAGGCCGGGAACATCACGGCGTTGAAGCATTCGTCCAACATTGAGACGGCACTGGGGCAGGGACGGCTCTACGTCTACACGCTCACGTCGGCCTACTACACTGATGTTCCGCCAACGCGGACGGAATGGTTGAACCTCAAGGAGCCGCTGCAACGAATAGCCCATACCGATTTCGGAGCCGTGGGAGAACGCTGCACGGTTGGGGTCAACGGGGATCTTTTCTACCAATCGCTGGAAGGCGTCCGCAGCGAAACGGTGGCTCGAAGTTCGTTTGCCCAATGGGGCGACGTTCCAATCTCCGCCCCCGAGAACCGCGTGCTGGATCTTAACGACAAGACGCTTCTTCCGTTCGCTTCCGGAATCAAGTTCGACAACCGCCTGTGGCAAACCGTTCTGCCTTTTAATACTCCGAAAGGGGTGGCTCATCGGGGAATCATGACCCTTGATTTTGACATCCTCGGTTCCTACAACAACAAACTTCCTCCGGCATGGGAGGGGATGATGGAGGGGTTGGACGTTCTGCAACTGTTCACAGCTTCATTCTCTGGTGCGCCCCGGGCTTTCGGAGCCGTGGTCAGCAAGCTGACCGGGAACATTGATTTCTGGGAGTTCACTACCGGGGACAGATTCGATTCTCAAGTCAACGGCGACGGCGACCGAATCACGTGGTTCCTCGAAACCCCGGCGTTCACATGGAACGATCCGTTCCTGTTCAAGAAGCTGGACGGTTTGGAGCTTTGGTTCGATCAGCTCTCCGGCACCGTGCAATTCATGGTGGAGTACAAGGTTGACCAGAACCCATGCTGGCTGCTCTGGCACACGTGGAAGGAATGTTCCGCCAAGGATTGCCGCGAGGATACCGCCCAAGTCTTCTGCCCGGCCTATCCGGTGCAGTCTTATTGCGATGGGTATCGGGCCACTATGAGTCTGCCGACGCCGCCCAGCCAATGCGATTCTTCCAATGACAGACCGACGGCGGAGGGGTATCAATTTCAAGTGCGGATCACCATCAAAGGGTCTTGCCGGTTGCGCGGCCTTAGAATTTACGCTCTCCCAAGGGCCAAGGCTCCGTACTCAAATCTGGTCTGCGCTCCCGAACCGTTCTTCCCATGAGCAACATCAAATGCAAAATCGCGTTGAAGGAATGCCTCCCGTGCGACGGCAATCCGGCAGCCGGAATTTCGGCTGAGACGAAGGACGCCGACTCGTTTATCGGGATAGCCGATCTTGTTGCTCAACCACCGCTGGGGGAGAAGTTTTCAAGCATCGCCTGCAAGGCCGCGTGCTTCTCCACAACGTCTCAGGCGAACGCGGATTCGTGTGCAACTTCCAATGCCGTGTTCTGCGCGACCAAAACGTGGAGTTAATTCATCATGCAACGACTACGACTTCTTG